GTGCAAGATCAATACGTTACATCGGAAAGTCCAACTGACAGTGAGGCTCACAGACACGAAAACGCCGTCCCGGATGGACCCCGGAACGGCGCGCTCGCACTTCTACATGGCCGCCCGGACAATGCCCTAGAAAACCCGGATCGACAGGTATCTGAATACCATAATCCGTTGGACCGGGCAATCGTCGTCACGACCTTTACGGATGCTGAGGCAAGGACGGCCAAGCGCCACCGGGTCACGCTCCGATCCCAAGCGGCCAACATTGTCGCCCGGCGCGCGTTCCGCAAGGACCGGCTCCCGTGGCTCAAGCTGGCTGCCTTCGGAGATCGCCCCAGCCGCAAGGGGTCGCTCCGGCATAACGCCAATGTCATCGCGATTGATGGCGTGGAGGGCGATCACGACGCGGGAACGCTGACGCCAGCCGAGGCAGCCGACAAGCTCCGGGCAGCGGGAATAGCGGCCCTGATCCATACCAGCCCGTCGCATACGCCGAAAAGTCCCCGCTGGCGCGTCCTCGCTCCCCTGTCGCGTTCCATGTCCCCGGAGCATCGGGAGCGGCTGGTCGCCCGCCTACAGGGCGTCCTTGGCGGCGCGCTCCAGCCGGAATCGTTCGCCCTGTCGCAGAGCTTCTATTACGGCGGAGTCGATGGGGGCACGGTCCCTGAGACAATCCTGATCGACGGGACCGCCCTCGACACGCTGGACGGGCTGGACTCCGGGGCACTCGACAAACGGGGCAAGCCCTATGCCGGGGGCATGACCGCCGAGTCTCCTGAGACGCCCGCTGAGCATGACGACGCGGCGGAGGTAGATGAGTTCTGGCACGTCCCGGCGGAACTGCTGAGGGCTGCCCCGGATGACGATGACGACCCGTTCTCCGGCGTCGATCTGATCGACCGGAAAAAGATTGCCGCCGCCTTGGCAGCGATCCCGGAAGCGGCGCGCGATGACCGGGAAGGCTGTTGGCGGCCCGTGGGCATGGCGTTGCATCACGAGTTCAGGGGCAGCGATGAAGGGCTGGCGCTCTGGAACGAATGGAGCGCCGTCAGCCCGGAGTTTGAGAAGAAACGGCCCCAGCGGGTCGATTGGGAATCATTCGGCCATGGCACCGGCAAGGCGACCGGCATTGCCACGCTCTACGCGATGGCCGATGAGCATGACCCGGCATGGCGGAAGCAAGCCAAGGCTCCGGCACCACGGGAGGCTTCCCGGCTGGTCGAATATACGACCGAGGATTGCCTGAACGCACCGCCGCGCGGCTATGTCATCAAGAATCTGTTCGCCCCGCGCGATGTCGCCTGCATCTTCGGAGCGCCCGGTGGCGGCAAGTCCACCATTGCGCCCTATCTGGGCTATCATGTCGCGCGCGGCCAAGCGGTGTTCGGTTTGCGGACCAAGCCCGGCCCGGTCCTATATGTCGCGCCCGAGGACACGCATGGCATGAGGCGGCGCGTCGCGGCGCTCGTGGGACAGATGGGCCATGAGCCGGACTTTCGCGTCATCGGGGGCGTGTCCGATCTGTTGGACGACGATAGCCCCGACCTTGCCGCGTTGCTGGAGTTGATCGACGCGCGCCGTCCGTCCCTGATTTTCCTCGACACGCTCGCAATGAGCTTCCGGGAACTGGAGGAGAACGACGCGGCGGCCATGAACAAAGTTGTCGCTATCGCGCGATCCCTGACCGACCATGGCGCGGCTGTCGTGCTGATCCACCATGGCACCAAGGCGGAAGGATCGACCCCGCGCGGGCATAGCGTCCTGAATGGCGCGCTTGATGTCGCGGTCCAGCTTCTCCCGCCCGATACTGACGGGATCATCCGGGGCAAGCTCAGCAAGAATCGAAACGGCCCGTGCGACCTCGACATCGCGTTTCGCGTCGCGTCGGAGGAACTTGGCCGGGATGAGGATGGCGACCCGGAGACCGCTGCCGTGGCGGCTCCGCTTGCCCCCGGCTCTGCACCACGGGGGAAGCCCATGCCCCGCGCGCAACGGGAGGCCCTGACGATCCTGCAAGAACTGGAGGCGGGCGACGCGCCGGTGACTGAGGAGGCGTGGCGGGATGCCTGCATAGATTCCCGGCGCGTGTCGCAATCGGAGGAGCGGGATAGCCGCAAAAGGACGTTCAACATCGCCCGAAACAAGCTGTTCGATGCCGACCGGATCACGATCAGCGATGATGGCCGGGTCGCGGTGAAGCCCCTCCAATCATGGGTGGACGATGAGGAGGACGACCAGTGAGCCGGGAACAAGCGGGAACGGGCGGGAAATTCCCGGGAATTCCCGATGAGCATGGCGGCGGTGTGCCGGGAAGGAACGGGAATCGCCCCTTTAGGGGCGTTCCCGGATTCCCGCCCCCGATGCTGGCCGCCGATCCGACATCCTCAGAGTCTGAAAACGCGGGTCCCTCCCTGCCGGGTGCCGTTGGGGGGACGCTGAGCCGCAGCATTTCGATCTGGGAAATAGAATCGTGATGAGTTCAGACTCTGAAATCGGCGTCATAGAGCTTGCCGACCTGTTGGCTGTCTCTGAACGGACAATCGGGAGCTATGTGCAAAAGGGCATCCTGTCCCGGAGCCGCCGGGGCAAGTTCATGCTCCGGGAATCCGTCCGCGCCGTCGCCACGCATCTCCGGGAAACGGCTTCCGCCCGTGGTGCATCATCGGCGGAGGGCCTGACCGCTCAGCGCGAACGTATCGCACGGGAGCAAGCCGACAAGCTGGCGATGCAGAACGCGGCTGCCCGGCGCGAAATGCTGCCCCGGCAAGATGTGGTGGACGAATGGGCTTCTATCCTCCGGCTAGTCCGTTCCCGGATGCTGGCGTCCCCGAGCCGGATTCAACAGACGCTTGGGCATCTGACCGCGCACGACATGGACATCATCGACCGCGAACTCCGCGACGCTCTGGAGGAGCTTGCCAACAATGGGCTTTGAGCAACCGATATTCGCTGCCCGGCTGGAGGCCCTGCAATCCCTCCGCCCACCTCCGCGCCTGACGCTGAGCCGGTGGATTGAATCGAATCTCCGGCTCCCGGACGACGTGTCCGCGCTGCCCGGCGATGTCCGGCTATGGCAATTCCAACGCGAGATCGCTGACGCCATGAGCGATCCGGGCATTGAGCGCGTAACGCTCGTGAAGTCGGTTCGCGTCGGGCTGTCCACGCTGTTGACGGCGACCGTGGGCAGCTTTGCGGCGAATGAACCGTCCCCGATCCTGCTGCTATTGCCGACGGAAGCGGATTGCCGCGACTATACCGTCTCCGATCTGGAGCCGATCTTTGCCGCGACGCCCGCGCTCGCTGGCCTGCTGAACGACGATAGCGAGGCCGGACGCAATACGCTGCTGTCTCGTCGCTTTCCCGGCGGTTCGCTCAAGATCGTTGCGGCCAAATCGCCTCGCAATCTCCGCCGTCATAACGTCCGCGTCCTGCTGATCGACGAAGCGGACGCCATGGAACCGGGAGCCGAGGGCAGCCCGGTCCTGTTGGCGGAACGCCGGACGCTGAGCTTCGCGAACCGGAAAATCATTCTCGGTTCCACGCCCACATTTGAATCGACCAGCAACGTCCTGCGATCCTACGCCGTCAGCGATCAGCGTGTCTTTGAAGTCCCGTGCCCGGAGTGCGGCACTCATACCGAAATTCAATGGTCGCATATCGAATGGCTGCCCGACCAGCCGGAGACGGCGGCCTTCCGTTGCCCGATCTGTTCGGAACTCATTTCCGAAAAGCATAAGGCCGCAATGATCGACGCGGGCCGCTGGCGGGCGACACGCCCGGAGGTGAAGGGCCATGCCGGTTTCAGGATCAATGCTCTGGTCTCTCCCCATGCGAACGCGGCGTGGGGAAAGCTGGCAGCGGAGTTTCTGGCGGCCAAGGGCAACCCGGATTTGCTCCAAGGATTCGTCAACACGATCCTCGCTCAGGGATGGAAGGAGGCAGCGGACGAACTGGAAGAAGGCGAGTTGCAGGCCCGTGCGGAGCCATGGGGCCTAGATGCGATCCCGCCGGAGGTCCTTGCCGTAACGGCTGGCGTGGACGTTCAAGACGACCGGCTGGAAGTCACGTTCGTCGGCTGGAGCCGCGACGCGGCGCTAGTGCTGGGCCACGTCGTCATCTGGGGCAGCGTCGCCGATGACTCCACATGGGCGGAACTCGACGATCTGCTGAAAACGGCATGGCCGCATCCGGGCGGCGGAACGCTCCGCCTGGACTCCGCGATCATCGACTCCGGCGATGGCGAGTGGACCGCCTCCGTCTATTCGTTCTGTCGTCCCCGGTTCGCCCGGAAAGTGATGGCAGGCAAGGGCGTGGCCGGGACGCGCCCGCCCGTCACCGCTTCTCAGGCGAAGGGCGTCCGCCTGTTCCTCGTGGGCGTGGATGGCCTGAAATCGCAAATCCTGACGCGCCTGTCACGGGGTCGGACCATCCGATTCAGCGCCGATCTGGAAACCGTTTGGTATGAGCAACTGGCATCGGAGCGCCGTGTCGTCCGCTATGTTCGCGGGCAGCCTGTCCGCCGATTTGAGCGCAAGCCGGGCATGAGGGCAGAAGCTCTTGACTGTCTGGTTTATGCCTTTGCAGCCCGGCAACTGGTCACGGCTAATCTAGACCGTCGGGAGGAGGAGCTATCGACGCCCGCCGCGCTCCCGCCGGTCATATCGCCCGTCATTCGGTCTAAGTGGATGGCGCGCTAGGCGAAGGGCCTTTGAGCTTGTGCATGACAAATAAGGGCACGAGGGGCCATAAGAGACAGATAGAGAAAACGGCCATAGAACCGCCATCGGCATAACCGCTGGAACGAGACCATTTGTCCACGGCGTCCATCCATGTCCCAATAACGGTATAGGCGTTTGCCGGATATGATAGTCCGGTGACTAGGGCGGCATTCAGAATGCTGGCAGCTAGGAGTTTCTTCTCGCTAAGGTTGGAGGGATCACGACGCGCGATCTTGTGTCCTAGAACCCACAATCCCCATCCTCCGGCGGCAGCGGACCCAAAGAATAGCGCTATTAGAAGCAACGTGCCGACGGCGCTGAAAACCTTGGTCACGATCCGACCTATGCCGGGGGCGGCTGCGCTCGTCCCGGCGCTGATCCCCCATGCAATGCTTCCTAAGATCACTACCCCAGCAATTGCCGGACCTATCCATTCGCCCGAAGCTCGCTGAGCGTTGGCGTGTTCGGGGCGATCAGTTCGGAAGTCCTTTCCAGATGGTATCCCAGCAAAACCGCGAATGATCCAACCAACTGCCGTTGTCAGAACCCAAAGCCCAAATAGCAAACCAGCGACCCAAGGCGCAGCTTCCTTCACGCGATCCCAGAAATTGACCCATGCGATCATCCATTGATCTTTTCCGATGGCGTCAAATTGAGCGCGGGTCGGCTTATACTCATTCATCCGCCGGTCCATGTAAGCATCGGCAGCGTCCGTGTAGGTATCGACCTCAAGCATCTTGCGGTATTTCAGCGGCGGAGGGGCTTTCCCGTTGATCGGGTCTAGCTGCATCTGTTGCTCCGGGCCGAAATCATACCAGAGCTTGCCGTTCTTGTTTACGCGGAAGCAGGCTGCCACAACGCGAGGGTCGCCAGATTTAAACTCAACCTTTCCGTCCCAAGTCTTTTCCTGATCGGGATAGTCGCAGCCTTTCAGCGTCCAGTGGAAAGCATCGCTAGGTGAAATCGTTTCGACAATGACGCGGTTGTCACTTCCTCCGAAGGCAGAATAAGCCCCACCGCCCAACAATATTAGCCCTGAGAACAAGGCTGATACTCGTCGTCCGCCTTCAAACCAATTGATTGCCATAGAAGCTCCCCCCGATGCGACTTTAGCCGGAGAAGCAGGAATCGAAAAGGCCGGACAGTGAGGGATCGCTTCCACCCGTCCGGCCTTCCCAGATGGCTTGAGGCCGCATGGCAGCGCGGACACTCAGGACGCCGGACGGAAGGTTCCTGCTCTCCCGCCCGGCGAATCGTTAACTAGCCCATAACCGTGACACTAGCAAGGATATATCCGTATCAACTGCACGGATAAGGTTGCGGACAGAGGATGATCCATGCTATCCGAGTCGGTGACAAGGATATGGAGCGCCCAATGGTCGATGATCTGTTTACACGCGAAAACCCCGGAGTTCCGCTAAAGGCGGGCCGAGCCTCCCGCCGCATGGCGGAGGTTGGCCTATCGCCTGAACAGGCCGCAACCCAGCTTCGCGGCTTCGCCCGGAAGGACCTCGTTATCCCGCCGGAGACACGCGGAGACGGCAAGGTTATCCATCAGCTTTTCGCGATCCCTGACCTTGCGGTTGCTAAGGTTCTTTCGCTGCTCGTCACGGCTGGCGGCATCGCCAAGCCGGGCCTGCTCGAATGGGTTTCGGATTGGCTCTATAGCTGGCCGCCCTCGCATCCCTGCCATGATAACCGCTTCGCTACCCAGACCCATGCAGCGATGTCCGGCATCGCCCGTGGCGAGGACTGGACCTGCCGGATCGACGTGTTCAGTCATGATCGCACGGGCGCTGAGATGGCTTGCGCCTATCTATACCGGAACGAAGCTCCGCCTGTCGCGCCGTGGGAAATCGATACGACGCCTTTCGGCAAGCCGGTTTCGTTTGAGCGGAGCGAGGAGCATCAATTCCGCTTGTCGATCACCATCCCGGTCGCGGAACCGCTCGCGCGTCTGTTGAACGATCCCGAGAGGACGGCCTAACCATGCGCCTGCCGTCCTTCCTCTCCCGGTTCACTGGTCGCGCTCAGACGCGCCCCGCTGGTCGCGATCTGCTCCAGCGTCGCTTTGACGCGACCTCCGGGCAGCGGGGGCATCAGTCTTTCGGCTCCTATGGCCCGGAGACGCTGGCAGGCAGCGCAATCATTGCCCGCAAGGCCCGCTATGCGGCGGAGAACAACCCATGGATCGCAAACGGCGTTGCAACATGGCAAACGGCGCTCGTGGGCGCGGGCATCGTGCCGACGCCCCAGCATCCGAACCGCGATGCCCGCCCCGTGGTGCAATCGGCGTTTAACCGCTGGTCAATCGTCTGCGATCTTGACGGGCTGACCGACTTTCACGGCCTGATCGCCTCCGCCGTCCGGTCGATGATCGTCAGCGGGGAAGCCTTCCTCCAGTTCGTTACCACGGAGTCCGGGCTCAGCCTTCGCCTGATCGCGCCGGAGCAAGTGGACATCGCGCAAACCGGCGAACTGAGTTCGGGCGGTCGCATCGTCGCGGGTGTGGAGTTTGACGCGGAGGGCCGCCGCGTCGCCTACTGGGTCCGCCCGGTCGATCCTGCCGCGATCTTTGAGGGCTATGCGCCTCCCGTCCGCGTTCCCGCTGCCGACATGGTGCATCTGTTCCGCCCGCTGGGGCCGGGGCAGGTTCGCGGCATCTCGTGGCTGGCTCCCGTCCTGATCCGGGCGGGCGAACTCGACCAACTGGACGACGCGCTGCTAGTGGCGGCCAAGGTCGCGGCCATGTTTGCCGGATTCTTGGTCGATCAGAACGGCACGGGGACCGGCCTGCCGTTTGAAGGGATCACCGCCGGGTCGATTATGGAAAGCGGCTTGGAGCCGGGGACGCTCAAGGTTCTGCCGGGCGGTTTCGACATCAAGTTTTCCGGGCCGCAGAACGCGCAACAGACCGTGGACTTTGCCAAGCTCCAGCTTCGCGGGATCGCGGCTGGCCTTGGCGTCCCGGAATATCTGCTGACCGGCGATCTGACCGGCGCGAACTATTCCAGCCTTCGGGCTGGCCTGCTGGAGTTCCGCCGTCGCGTGGATGCTGTCCAGTTCCAAACCATCGTGCCGCAAATCCTCCGCCCGATCTGGCAGCGGTTCGTCACGACCGCCGTTCTGGCTGGCGAGATCGACGCCCCGGATTTTGAGGCGAGCGCGGACGACTGGTTCGCCTGTGAATGGATTCCCCCGGCGCAAGAGTGGATCGACCCGGAGAAGGACGCGAAAGCCACGGCGGAAATGATTTCCGCTGGCCTGACTTCCCGTCGCCGCGCCGTTGCCGCTCAGGGCTATTCCGTGGACGAACTGGACGCGGAGATCGTCAGCGACCGGGAGCGGGAGAAGTCGCTTGGCCTGTCCTTCGGCGAAACCAAGGAGGCGGCAAGTGCCCCAGCGTGATCCCGAATATCATATCAGCATCCAAGAGATTCATACCGAGCAACGGTTGTTCAGCGGCCTGCATCGCGGCCCGCTGGTCCCGCTGCTGTTGGGGATGATCCTCGATCATGCCCGGATCACCGACGCGGGGGGACGGCTCGATTACAAGCGCCACCTCAAGTTCGCATTCCGCGATCACGGCTTCCCACTCCCCAAATCTGCCTTTCGGAAAGAAGCCATGCTCTGCCGTTCCATGCCCGTTCTAGAAACCCGCGCGTCAGCGGTAACGACGTTCAAGCCCGACACGCTCGACATGGAAGCGGGCACGGTCGATGTCGTGCTGACGACGGGCGCTCCGGTTCAGCGCGGCGGTCATGTCGAAGTGCTGGCGGTTGGTCGCGAGAACGTGGAGTTTGGCCCGCGCGTCCCGTTGCTGGATAGCCATCGCCAGACCAGCATTGCCGACATCAAAGGCTCTGTCTCCAATATCCGGTTTGAGCCGGGCGCGGTTGTCGCGACACTCACCATCTCCGATCCCGCCGCGCTCGCTGCCGTCGCCCGTGGCGACGTGACCGGAGTCAGCATCGGATACCGGGTCAAGAAGTGGTCCGAAGGCCGCGACGCCTCCGGCAAACGAACTCGCACGGCGATTCAATACGAGATCGTCGAAGCGTCCCTTGTCGCTGTTCCTGCCGACGCCAACGCCCTCATCAGGAGCAACCAAATGGAAGATGAAATCGAAAACGGGCCGGAAGTGATTTCCGATGCCCCGGAGAATGAGACGCGGGCGGAGGTCAACGCCCAAATCCGCAGCGCCGTCACCTATGCGCGTCTGCCTGCCGACTTCGCAAACGGCCTGATCGACCGCGAAGCGACGATTGAGGAGGCCCGTTCCGCCGTGTTCGCGGAGATGCAGAATCGTCGGGTGAATATCTCTACGGTTCGCGTCGGGCCGTCGGGCGATGATCCCGCCGTGGTGCATGAGCGGATGGCGGAGGCTCTGGCCTGCCGGGCGACCGGCGCGGAGCCGAGCGAAGGGGCGCGGGCCTATATGACCTTGGGCCTGTCCGACATGGCGCGTCTGTCGCTCCAGCGGTCGGGCGCAACCGGCATCGCCACCCTTGGTCGGGAGGAAATGCTGACGCGCGCCATGCACACGACCAGCGACTTCCCGAACCTGCTGACCTCCACCGGCAATCGGATTCTCATGCCCGCCTATACGGCGGCGGAATCCCCGCTCAAGCGTCTGGCCCGCCAGCGGACGGCGGATGACTTCCGGCCTATCAGCCTCGTGAAGCTGGGCGAGTTCGGCAAGCTCCAGAAGGTGACGGAAGCCGGAGAGATCAAGGCGCTTTCGACCGGCGAAGCGACCGAGGGCCTGCAACTGGAGACCTTCGGCGGCATCTTCTCCCTGAGCCGCAAGGCTCTGGTGAACGATGATCTGGGGGCGTTCGCCCGCTGGGCTGGCATGATGGGCACGGCAGCGGCGGAAACCGAGGCGGACCAGCTTGTCGCGATCCTGAACGAAGCGAACGGCCTTGGCCCGGTCATGGGGGACGGCAAGCGTCTGTTCCATGTCGATCATGGCAACCTCGCAGCGACCGGCGCGGCTCTGGCGGTCGATCCGCTGTCCGGTGCCCGGCTGGCGCTCCGTCGTCAGAAGGGCTTGGACGGCGTGTCCCCGATCAGCGCGACGCCCAAGTTCCTGCTGGTCCCGCCCGAACTGGAAACGGCGGCGGAGAAGTTGCTGGCGGAACTGGCAGCCGCGACCGTCAACGATCAGAATCCGTTCTCCGGCAAGCTGACGCTGCTCGTGGAACCACGTCTGACCGAGACGGCATGGTATGTGTTCGCGGACCCGGCTGTCCTGCCGGTGCTGGAATACGCCTATCTGTCGTCGGCTCCGGGTCCCCAGCTTGCCAGCAAGGATGGCTGGGAAGTGCTGGGCCGGGAGTTCCGCGTTGTCCTCGACTTCGGCGCTGGCGCGGTCGATTGGCGCGGGGCCTATCGCAACGAAGGCGAGGACGCCCTGTAATGGCGACCTTGGCCGACCTCCAGCAACGGCGCGATGCCCTGTTCAAGGCCCTGACGGACGGAATCCGCTCGTTCAGGGACCAGAACGGGGAGGAGATCGCCTTTTCCTCCGGCTCCGAAATGCGGGCGGCCTTGGCGGCTCTGGACCGGGAAATCGCGAACCTGAGCGGCGGTCGGCCAGCCTCCACCATCATCTTTCGGACAAGCAAAGGACTTTGAGCCATGCGTAATTACGTTCAACCGGGCAACACGCTCACTCTGACTGCCCCGGCGGAAATCGTTTCCGGCGGCGTGGTCATCGTCGGTTCGATCATCGGCGTTGCCAATGGCGATGCCGCGAACGGCGCTCCCGTCGATGTCGATACGGTCGGCGTGTTCCGCCTGCCCAAGGTGTCGGCGCTCGCCATCGCGGTGGGTGATGTCGTCTATTGGGATTCGGCGAACAAGCTGGTCACGAAAACGGCATCGGGCAACACGAAGCTGGGCGTGGCGACGGAAGCCGCCGCGAACCCCAGCCCGGATGTCCCTGTCCGCCTTAACGGCGCGTTCTGAGGCAGCGATGCCCCGTAGGTCCGCCCCTTTCACGGAAGCCGATGTCGCCCGCGCTCTGCGCGGCGTGGCAAAAGCTGGCGTGAAAGCGGTGCGGACTGAGATCGAATCTGGCAAGATCACAATCTATCATTCCGACTGCTCCCCAGTTCCTGCCTCGCCCTTTGATGAGTGGAAGCAACGCAATGCGAGTTCGTCTTAAAGGCGTCAACCGGATCACGAAAAAGCTCGCGTCCGGTCAGACCGTAACCTATTTCTATGCTTGGAAGGGCGGCCCCCGACTTGAGGGAACGCCCGGATCGCCCGAGTTCCACGCCAGTTATAACCGGGCGGTGGAGGCGCGGCGCGCAACCCCCAAGGATCAACTGCAAACCGTGTTCGACGGCTATGAGGCGTCAACCGATTTCGCGGACCTCGCACCCCGGACCCAGAAGGATTACCGCAAGCTATTGCGCGTCATCGAAACGGAGTTCGGCGATTTCCCGATTGCCGCGCTGGAGGACCGCCGGACCAGAGGCGAGTTCCTTGCATGGCGCGAACGGCTGGCGGTGAAGTCCCGGCGACAAGCCGATTACGCCTATGCCGTTCTGGCCCGCACGATGTCATGGGCGCTTAATCGTGGCATCGTCGCCGTGAACCCATGCGAGCGTCCGGGCCGCCTCTATCGTGCCGCTCGCTCCGAATCCGTCTGGTCGGATGCCGATGAGGCTGCCTTCTATGCCAAGGCCCCGGCTCACCTTCATTTGGCGCTCCGGCTGGCCCTCTGGACCGGGCAGCGGCAAGGCGATTTGCTCCGGCTGACATGGGCCGCCTATGACGGAACTCATATCCGGCTGAGACAGCGGAAAACGAAAGTCCCGGTCCATATCCCCGTTGGCGCTCCCCTCAAGAAGGCGCTGGACGATGCAAAGCGGAAGCAGGCGGAACGAGACGACAAGAAGCCCCGGCCTTTGACGATCCTTGCAACCGAACGTGGCACGGCATGGACCGAGTCCGGTTTCCGCGCGTCATGGCGCAAGGGCTGCCAAAAGGCGGGCGTCACGGACCTCACATTCCACGACCTCCGGGGCACCGCCGTTACGCGGCTGGCAAAGGCAGGATGCACCGTGCCGGAGATAGCGACGATCACCGGGCATAGCCTTCGCGACGTGGGCGCAATCCTCGATAGTCACTACCTGAGCCGCGATAGCGCGCTTGGGGAATCCGCCATTCGGAAGCTCGAAAGGGGAACAAAGACTCCCAACTGA